GGGTAAATCGTGTCAATCGCCGTTGGTGGGTTGTCAAATAGCGGATAGCTGGCGTGGTTCTCTTGCAAGTAACGCGTAATGCGCTCCGTGTACCACTCCGCATCGTTCTTCACTTTGTCCATCAGTTTAAACACCTCATCCACGCTCATCGGGTTGCTTTCGGTGCTGGTCCTGCGGTCCATCCCTTTATTCATATACTTGAAGGAAAGCACCATCGGAAGTTCAAAGTACATCCATTGCACGATTGCAGGCTGGATGTAATCTTCAAGCAGGGTCGTGTTTAACGCGGTCACCGAACCGCTAACCACTTGCGCCTGTACTTCTTTGTACAACGCACTGCCAAGCGCGGGTTGGATGTGCATATCCTGAACTTTGACCAACGTGGGCCTGATTTGGGTGTACGCTACGTTTTCGTTTATCACGCTGTTTTCCAGCAGGTATTCTTCCGATACAAATAGGGCGATGCTCATACTACACGTTTAACTGTTGTTCCTTTTTTGACTACCAATTGCTGAACCCACATATGTCTGCACGATGGCCTGTGGTTGCCATTTGGAAGGGTAAACCAACCACCTCTGCGCTCCCAAACATTCCAGCCAACCAACTGCCCGATGTCGTTTATATCGCTCCTTGTGTACAACTTTGTCGCGCTCAAATCCAGCATCGTCTGACAAAACTTGCGGCTTTTGTCGTAGCCATCCGCTTTGCTCAACCCCGAATATTCTGGCCGCCAATCGTAACGGTACCTGACCTCCACCACTTCCTCCTCTACTGGCGTTTCTTTCGTGGCCGTGTCAATATCGCGGCTAATCGGGAAGCGGTTTTTTTCAAGCAGGTAAGCAATCCGCTTTCTGACTTTTGCAGGGCTGACCTTCAACGCCTCGGCTATTTCTTTGACCGTTGCCAGCCTGTTCTTCTTCCTGTACGCCATTATCCGCTTGTCCAACTTCTCTTCCTCCTCATCGACCGCAAACGTTTCAGGGTCGCCTTCCAATGACAACTCCCAACTATCCACCACGTCAAAGCCTTCCGCGTCATCGCCGTACTGCGACCCAACTGCCGCCAACATCCGCATCTCTGCATCCTCACCCTGTGCGCTGAACTCCGCTTGGCCATCAGTCAGGAAGTCGTTAATCTGCTCGGCTGTTAATCCAAAACCACTGCCCAGCATCGTCCGTGCCTGCGCCTCGCTAATCTTGCCTGCGTGGTAGTTCCTGACAATCCGCATCAGGTGCTGAAACTGCCGCCCTGTCATCGTCCGCAGTGCTTCGTTCACTGGCTCGCTCGCCAATGCCTCCGCCGCAGGTGCGCCTTCGGGTTGCGTGGCTTCTTCTTCCAGCGGTTCAAGTCCTGCCTTCTCGCGCAGTTCGTTGCGCGTCATTATCTGGGTCAGCACCTGTTCGCTTAACTGCTCCGTGACTGGGTCGGTTGGGCATAAATACAAGCCTTCGATGTCGTTAAACCCTGCGATGTAGTTGACCATCCTTTCCACAATCATCACCCGCGCGTTGACGTAGGTGTTTTTGAACAACTCATAAGCCTCAATCAATTCCTTCCTTCCTCCCAACTGCCCTTCGGTTTTAACGCCAAACAGCATCGGGTTGGTGACGTTATGCGCCACAAATATTTCCTCCTGAATCTGCTTGTTCAGCAGGTCAAACTGCTTGTCCAAATCGCTCGGCGTTAGCGACTGGATGCTTGGTGCGCTTTCCTTTCCACTACTGAACGTCAGCACGAATCTACCTGCATTCCCCGCACCGCTGAACTTGCGGCGCATCATACGCTCAATCTCATCTTTTTCTTCCTCCGTAGGTATGCCATCAGCGAAGTTTATCAACTGCCCACCCCAAAACTGGTTGCGGATGTTGTTGATGTGGAAGCGCGCAATCTCCGCATCGCACTCAATGTACGCGAGCGCACCTTGATAGTTCGGAAGCGGGTAATGCTGAACGCCTGCCGAATAGTGGCGGTAGTAAAACATCTGCTTGCCAACGCGGTGCTTCTCATCGAATTTCGGCATCTTCTCCACTTCGTTGCCTTTCGGAAATTGCTGAATCATACGCGCATCGTACCAGTCAGCAATCAGGAACATCTCATCGTCCAAACTAACCCGCACCTTTTGGAATGGAACGTGTTCAACAAAGGCGATGCCGCCGCCCCTGTTCCAAGTGACTGCAAGTGCGAAGCCGTTAAACAACTCCAAATCCAGCACCAACTTCTCGGTCAGGTCGTTCAAATCGTCCTCAACATTCGGGTCGCGGATGAACTCCTCCGCCCTTGCTTGCTGTTCAACCGTGCCTTTATCGCTTGCCTTCCACCCCTTGCCTACGATATAGTGAACCTTGCCATTCACGATGGCGCAGTGCTTTGCGCTCTTGTGGTAGTTGTCCAGCAGGTAGTAGGGGTATTCATTGCGCTCACCAAACAGCACCATATTGGCTTGCTTGTTTTCAAGCATTACAGGCAACTGGTAGTCGGTGGTCGGGATGAAACTGAATGCGAATTTAGAAGCTGACATAGGTGTTGTTGTTACTTGGTGCAACGTAGGTTTCAACTGCGGGTTCGATATATGCAAGCCCTGTTTCGACCACTCTTGGCGTTCCCATCAGGAAGCGGCGCATCGCTCGCGTGTGGCGGTTGGTTTGCGACTTTTGGTGAGCGTTGGTATTGCCGTTATTAAAGTCAATCGTGTATGCTTGCGTTGCGCTTGATTGGGTTGATGACCAATAGCTTTGATTTGCAAAATTACCAAAGCCGTTAGCATCAAGCTGGGTGTACATTTCAGCCAATTCATTCAGCGAAGGAAGAAACCAATCGCTATACCCGTTCAGGGTCAATTGGTCGCAAATCCGCGCACTTATACCCGATGTAGCGCAACTTGCCACGATTAACGCCGTGTTTGCCGAGCCTGTGCCAACTGCATTCAATGTGCCGCTTATATCCGTTCCCTGACATCCCCACGGCGCATCCGTGCTTTGGTCAGCCGCCGCGCTGATGTACGCATAGCCTGAATCCTCAAATACGAACAAGCCGCCGCCAAGGGTATCACCTGCCGCGTAGCCGTTAGCATCCTGATACACCTCGTATTTGTACTGCCCTTTCTCCAAAGCACCCAACGTGAAGGTGAAGCGGTCGTATCTCTCCTCGTAACTGCTCGCGTTGCTAATCGCGTCAATGTACACCACCGTGCTGGTGTTCTTGGCGATGTTCGTTAATATCAACTTGTAGATGGTCGCGTTCGTCGCGCGTTCAGTCCAAGTGACGTTGATGGTGTTAGATTGGCTGGCTTTGAGGTATAGCATCAAGGTTAAATACCACGCGCGACTGATTTGTACAAATTCAGCCTTGCCTCGCTGATTTGCTGAATATCAAACTTGCCCTGCATCTTCGCCCGCAACCGCTCACCCATTTCCTTCGCCATCGCAGGTTCGTTAATAAACGCCCGCATATACTTGTACCACAACTTATCCTTCTTTTCAGGCACAAGCCACCCATCCACGCCATTATCAATGCAATCGGCATACATCGGCACCTCGCTGGCAATGACCGCTTTGCCCATCCACGCCGCCTCGGTTATCTTCAACTCGGACTTCAAGCGATTGAACTTGGTGTCGCGCAAAGGTGCAAGGCTCACATCCACCCAATTGTACCCCTGAACATAGCTGTATATGTCAGCCGCTTGAATGCGTGAGTAGTTGTTGTTCTTTCCCTTGTTGCTGAAAACCTGCTCATAGCCTTGATAGATTGGGTTGTTTTCGTTCCACCCCGCCAAGTAAATCATATACTTCCCATCCAATTCCACCTCATCCGACAGGCGTTGCAGTGGTGACCGCATCAACTCCACATCCTCCGTGTGCTGGGCCGCGCCAAAGTAACCGAACCGCACCCGCTCGCTTTGCGTTGGTTGCTCCTGAAACTGCTTGTATTGCAGGTAAGGCGTGTTCGGGAAGATGCTCACGTTCTTGTTGAATTTGACCAATTCATCGCGCAGGTATGTCGTGGTCGTGATGATGTGGTCAGCAATCCTGATGTGCTTCTCGATGATGGCGGGCATCTTGGTGTCGTGGTAGTGGCGATAGAATGAATGCCCTGTGCCTAAATGCCAGTAATCGTCCATATCAAGGATAATCCGCGCACCGTACTGCCGCAAGATGTTGGCCACCTGCTCCACTGCCTCCAACGGCCCAGCTATCCAAGTGCGATTGTACAGGAATAGGTCAATCGTTTTCAGTTCATCCTCCTCCATACGCCTGATGTCATCAATGCTGACAAAATCCACCACCCCACCGCATAGGTCGTGAACGGCCGCGTTTGGCATTTCAAGACGATAGTAACTGCATCCTGTTGGGTGTTGGTTGTAAACGATGCAAATTCTCATTGTGCAGATTTAAGGGTTGACATTGTGCAAAAATAAGAAAGCCAGTGCGACCCTTACGCACTGGCTTTCACCAACCCAAACTGAACTACACTTAATTCGCGCCGCCTGTGATTTGCGTACCTGACGTCACACCTGCGATGACAGTCGATAGCACCTCCCTGCAAGGCTGTGCCTCCATCGCCGTGAACGTCAACTCATAACCACCGCGGTCACCCATCGCTGTTCCTGACTGCGCCGTGCCACCAGTCACCTCGATGCCATTCGTTTCACCCAACAGCCAATATTTGCCGTTGCGGTCAGTGACAATGGCCAAC